ATGCCTTCTCGCCCTCAATATGCGCTCATGTCTGGTAAAGATAAAAACATGGTGATTTTTGTCTGCTTGACGAGTGCTATCACTTTTTTTGACTTTTTGATCTACTTGTATATGGCAGATTATATCTCTTCTGCTTTTTTCCCAGCCAATATCGATTCTGGCATGACTCGCCTACAAGGGCTTGGATTATTTGCTGTCGGTTATTTGGCTCGTCCGCTTGGCGGCATTTTGTTTGGTCGCTATGGCGATATGAAGGGACGTAAGCCCTTATTGCTTATAAGTATGCTTGCAACCGCGCTTTGTATGGTAGGTATAGCAATACTACCGACTTATGCTCAGTGGGGCGTAATAGCCCCGAGCTTATTTATTATTTTGCGCCTAATACAGGGAATGGCGTTTGGCGTTTATGTGCCTTTGGCTTGGATTTATATTGCTGAGCAAGTCCCGCGCCAGTATCTGTCAGTGGCCTGTAGCTATGTGACAGCAAGCTTTTTTGTGGGCGTGTTATTTTCTAACGCTTTTTTTGTCTGGCTAAACGGCTCGATGACGCCTGTTCAGATGTTGGATTATGGCTGGCGTGTACCCTTTGCTGTCGCTGCTCTGCTAAGCTTCTTACCTCTACTGGCATGGCGCTTCATTAACGAATCACCGTTTTTTATTGAGATGCAAACCCGAAAACCTTTACGAGGCGTTAGGCAGCCGCTCACTTTATTATTTAAGTACTGCAAGCATTCTATCTTTTTGGGCCTCTTACTCAGCCTTATGATTGCTAGCATCACGACGGTAGTGGCTTTACTACTGCCAAGCCTGATCGAGTTAAGCTTTAGTTTAGATAATGATCTGTTTGTTTTTTCGCATAGTTTGGGCATTGTCTTTATGATTTTTGGCTGTGTCTTTTATGGCATTGTGTCCAACCACGAAAACTTTGGTAAAATTTTGGTTTTCGGATCAATTTTATTAATCGGCCAGATATTTGCCTTTTATTATCACCTGCAAACTGGCGGCGATTACATCTTGATTATGTACGCTCTACTTGGGTTTTTTGCTGGCATTGTAGGCATGATACCGGCTATTTTCGTACAGTTATTTCCGACTAATGTACGCCTGACAGGTCTCGCTTTGTCTTATAATGTGATGTATGCGATCGTGGGCGGCCTGCTGCCTTTTGCACTCGGTTATGCCACCTTTTATATCAGCATCTCGCCTGCTCTGTATATCGCTTTTATCGGTGCGATGAGTATTATGGTTGGTTTATATTTTTATCATCTACCAGAATCGAAACAACTGAACCGAGTGATTTAATAGCGCTATATACTTTGGCTGTGAATGATAAAGATGATGTCAACGCTACCATCGATTCGATTTGAAATAAATATAGTACTATTACGCAGGCCTCAATGTTTGATTAAAATAACCGTATCAAAATGAGTGCTGCGCCGGATAATATTCCCGACAACCTACTATATACCTAGTTAAAATCATACACATCGCTGCAATGCTTTAAAAATGCTTTAAAAAAGAGTTCTATAGTTATGATAGATATGACCAATAAACGCTTATCCGTTGCACCAATGATTGATAGTATCAACCAATCACGTTAAGGCTATATGGTTAAGTGGTTTCAGGTTTTTTGTTTTATTCGATGGTACAAATATGGTACGACTATTTAGACCAACTACCGAGCAATCCTCGTTAGTTCAGTTATCCGGAAATCCCGGACAACTCAAATTTTAGACAAAAAAATAAACCCCACCGATTAAGGCAGGGTTGTTTGATTATTGTCTATTTGTTTCAACCGTTGCTCGTAAGCTATTTGCAAGTCGATCAGTTGTTGTCGCCAGCTCGCTATATCTTGTGCTGCACGTTTCGAGTGAGTCGCTTGTGATGGCAAGGGCGTCTCGTTGAAAATCAGCGTCGGTAGCGGCTTTGGCTGTGACTTGACTGAGTGTGTTTGGCAAGCTTGCAACAGCATCACGGGCACTAGCAGCATCAGCAATGATAACTTGCTCACGCTCTTGGTACTCATTAGCCGCTTCGATGTTTTGCTCATAGTGTTTACGCTCCATTTGCTCGCGTAGCATACTTTGCTCAGCGATATTGTTAGCGAGTTGCAGATCCTGATTAACGCGCATCAACTGCATCGTATTAGACGCATCGCGTAGCATAAACGTCATGAATACGATTATCAGCGACAGCACAGCTATCACGATGTACTGCCAGTATTTTGCTAGTAGTATTAAGTGCATAGTCAACCCCTACGGACGGATGCCGCTAAAATACTGAGTTCTTCCGTTAACCTTTTTAGCCGTCAAAACTTGGTTACGCTGCTCACCATTAGCTTTTTTATAGCCCAAGTGAATCCAGGTACTACCAGTGTTCGGAAACTCCAAAATAAGCTGGTCAAACGCGATCTTGTTTGTGTACAATTCTTTGACCAAAAACTTAGCAATCTCAACGGTATCGCCAAACTCGGGACAAGTGAAATCAATGGCACGTCCTACGCTATGCGCCGATGTACGACTACCGCCAACCGCGCTATTAACCGCGGGAGAACGATAACCACTATTGATGTGCATCGGCTCGTCTAGTAGCTCACGCACTGGTTGCCATAGTTTTTTAGCAGACTCAATCAAGTTGCGCTCATGCTCAGCATTTGGCTTATTACTAATGCCACGCGCTGCGGCGGTATTTGAGTGCGTTAGCTCGCTCATTTTAAAGTTGGTAGTGACATAGCCGTCCGGCAATTCCGGCGCTTTATAGCCTGTTGCTTTGATCGCGTCATTGACCGCTTTTAGCGAGGCCTTACCGAACAGGCCATCGACGATACCGTCATAAAATCCCGCGTCTTGCAGCGACTCTTGCGCTGTCATAATATGCTCTTTGCTCATAGCTCTGCCTTTTTATAAATATTAAAAAACCCCAAATTAGGGGCGGTTTATTTTTTACTTGATTTACGCTTGCGCGGTTCGTATAAAGCAGCCTCAGCGATATACACAATATTTAATGCTAACATCGTTACCCTGACTATCATGATTGACCATGCTTTGATCGCATCGTACGGATAGTCGTAAAAAAAGCACGATAGTCCAGACGATAAGCCAAAGCGCCATTTTTGTTATTCGAATTGGGCACTTAGTATCTATATGGTGGGTAAAGACAACAAATAGACATACAACCAAGCCAATAAAAGGCACAACATAACTAATCGTGTTAATCATTGAGCACCTCCGCTTGCTGCTGACTGCTGTCGCTACCTGAGTCCGGTATTATCGTAAGAGATGCAATGATTCCGATAAGTAGCGCGCCAATTAGCTTGATAGCGTGTTCGCTGACCATCTTAATAACCAATCCTGCAAACTTGATTGACTGCTGCACGATTAGATCAACAATAGCGTCCTGTAAATCCTGTCTATTCATGATATTGATGATGACTCGTAGCAAAATCGTGCCACATAGACCGGATATAAAAGATGCTATCTGCATGAGTCCAACACTAGCATCGGGATTAGCGGTCGGTAGTACAACAAACGATAAAAACAGGCCAACAGACAAGGCGGCAAAGAAGTTACCCACTCTACTGCCATTGGCTTTCATATAGTCTGTTTGTGTAGCAAAACCTGCGCCCACAAAATTAAGTACAGCCATCGACAATAAGAATACCCAATACGGCAGAGATAGGTTTAAAAATTCATGCGTTACGTTTAACTGCTCAACCAAGCCCATAGCGACAGCCGCTATAGTGCCTGAGCTTGAGACAACCAGCGCCCTAGCGGTCTCAACAGCCTCCATTCGATGCGGCATCGTCTCTCCTCAAATTTTAGATAATAAAAAACCGCCCAAAAGGACGGCTTGTTTGATTAAGTAAATTAGTTTATTTTAACTTTTAGACTGCTTGCTGCTATCGTCACGCTAGAGCTTGTTGGGTTTATATGTGTAATAGCGACTGTATTCGCACTAACAACTGATGCACTCATCACAGTACCGGCAAGACTCTTATCTAGTGATGCTGCCACAACGTCCCCAAGAACCACGCCTGTAACCGTTACATTGTTTGTCACACTTGCGTTAGCAGGGATTGTCTGTTCTGCATACGCTATAGTAACAGTGTTAGCTGATTTTAGATTTGCACAATAAACCTTAATGTCAGTGCTTGCAGGGTCTAAAAACGCGATAAATTCTGCATAGCTTGAAAACCCTGAGTAACTAACTTCCGACAAACCGTTGACGGTGTAACCTGTTGGAGCTTCAAACTTAATAACATCGTCTGGCGCACCATTTCGACCTGTGCCCAGCACTTTTATCGCTCTACCGCCGAAGTTAAAGTTTCTAAGCAAATCCACATCAGGTTCTCTGATTTTTATTGTCTGCTTATCTTTATTGACTGTGTGAACGCTTCTATCCGCTGAGTCCAAAGACAAAAATGAGCTAAACTCAGATGACGTGCTCTCAGTGACTAATTGTGCGCCCTCGTGCTGCAACGTAATACTATCCATATTTGCAAAACTGGTTAATTCGTCCGTTGCAAACCTTGCAGCATTTGTGTAGCTTATTTTGTGCATTGCTTTGACGTGTACTGAGCTAATGCTCTTATTAAGCTGTGCTCTAGACACTCGCAGTATATCTGTATCATTACCCTCGCAATAAAAAGCGCGTAAACCACCAGCTATACTAGCAGACGCAGGGTTATTACCCATCGCGTAAGCAACACCCACAAACTGAGCACAAAGAATACCCACGCTCACGCCATACAGCGCCATATCATGTAGTGCGACACTACATCGTTGCGAGTCAATACGACCAATTTGCACTGCACTTGCATCACCGCCACGCACCATCACCCCTGCGCCAAATACGTAACGCAAAACTCCTGCGTTCTGCGCGTCTTTTAGCCACGGGAAAATATTAAGTGTTTTTGCTGTACGGTCTATATCATACACGTAGTAGTAGTCGTCACCTACAGCCACAAAACATGGCATATTTGCTGGCAGCTCTGGGGGTAATACATCTACATTAACCAAGCTGCGTTGAGCAACAGACCCTTGCGAGCCTGTACGAGTCGATGTGTAGTCTGACTCTACTGAATATCCTGCATATGAAAAACCGCTACCACAATCATAAACCTTGATGTTACTTGCGCTAGATAGCGTAGTGTTGTTTTCAAAATAGACGCCTACTTGATTAAAATACCGCGCATACAACATCGTGTATTGACTACGAGCTGCATCATAATCACCACCTATACGGATACCGACACGGCACTCTCTTGATGCGTAAGCTATGCTACCTGTGCCAGTTACACTCAAGCTACCAATCCAAGTAAAGTCATGCCCCGTGTACGACTGGAACATAATATCTATGGCGTTAAGCGCATAGAGTACCAAGCAGCCAACAACATTTTTTGTTTTAGATTTAGCAATACCGCCAAGCGTCAAACCTGCACCAACCCAAAAAACGCCATCAGCACGAGCTGTACCAACATCATTGTTAGTAATATAAGTCAAGAACGCTTGCAATGGTCTGTGTGCGTCAAATGCGGTCTTGTCTAGCTTATAAGCATCAAGCTCGCCTTTGGTGAAAAAGTCGAATACTGAAACAGACTCACGGTTTTTCGCTAGCTGGGTGCGTGCGTTTGCACCAGTTGCGATAGGCACAATAGGCGTAAGCGCGTCGGTAACTAAATTTGCATCAATAGCAACGCCTTCAATGGCGTTTTGCACAGTATCAGACGTTTGACTACCAATATCAACAAGTGCACTTGTTGCTAAGTCTGTTGCTATCTGTTGTGACTGAGCGACGGCTTCATTAATACGAATAATTACATCGTCATTCCAGTTGCTACGCATCGCTTCGCCTTTGTAAAACACTTTACGACCGTAACTGTCTAAAACTTTGACGCTATAAATCAGCTCTTTAGCGTGCGGCTCTACCATATCGCCTTTGTCGTAAAGATAGCCGCCTTTTGTATAGACTGGCTGCATTAATGGCGTAGTCAGCTCATCGTTACTAAAAAGCTCAATAGGGTAATGCTCAGGGTCTTTGTTTGGCTCACCAAAATACACAGTACCATTATCAAGTGGGCGGCCTGTGCTATCGCCTAAATACATATGCGGCGTGACGGTTAATGGGGTGCGTAGTGCCATGTTATTACTCCAAAATTTAGGCAAAAAAATACCGCCAATTAAGGCGGTAGGTGGTTGGGTTTATTTAAGGTTTGAGGTTTTGCTTTAAGCGTCCATCGAATAGCTCGTAAGGGTTAACCCTTTCAAATATCAAAAACTGGATAAGCACAAGCGGTATGCCTGCCACCAAAAACGTATCTATCACAATTCTAAACTCGCTTTCGATCACAAAGCCAATGATTGCAAAGAGCGCAACCAAAACCCAGGCGACTTGTAGCAAGCGAATTAAAAAAAGCCTAAAGTTTTCCATGATGCTGCCTAATGAGTAGATAGCATCAATATATCAAAAAGTAGGCGTAAATGCAGCATCATCTTGACTGTTCGCGCCTTGCGTTAACATGGTTAAAACGTCTGCATTGTTAATAGCCGCTTTACGAGCCTTTTTAGGTAGTGTTTTAACGTAGGCTTTCCACTCATCAGTTTTAGCGAGTCGCTTTTGCAAAACCTTGAGCTTGGTTTCGTTAGGCGCTGATTTCTCAAACTCTTCTAAAATAGCTTTCATCTCAGTCGTATCAATAACCTTGTTAGCCAACTTCTCATTAGCGGCGCGATACGCTTGAGCGCGTTTAGGGTTGTAAGACACATCAAGCTCGGCTTTGTTTTGACGCTCAGTAAGCGCGTTCTTTATCTTGCTTTGAGCTACTTTACTAGCAGCACCAGCCGCCGCGCCGATCATAGCATTACCACCTGTTGCCACCGCCGTAGTTACGCCGATTGCGGCTGACGACATATTTTCAGGGCTATTCCACTGGTCAAGATTTGCGGCTGTTGTGGCTGTACCTGACGGGTTAGGGTCTTGGTGCTGTAAGATATTGCGCCCAGCGATGTAGGTATCAATCTTCTTAGCAACCTCATCACCAAAGATAGCGGCGGCTTTATAACTGCCATCATCGTTCGGTTTACGGTACTGCATATACTCTTTGTTGACGGTTTTAAGCCCTGCCTTACCTAGTATAGACTCAGCAATCGCCGCTTGTATCTCAGCCTTAGCCCTTGCGCCTTGCTTACTCAAATCATCAGGCATTTTATCAAGCAAGTCATAAATGTGGTTGAACTGCGCCCCGTCTTTAGCCGCTAACTGCTGAATATTTCTGCCAATCTGCTCAGGCGATACTTTGCTATTAATGCCGTCAATATCCAGTATCTTGCCGATGCCCTTTGGGTTTTCAAACATCTGCTTATACTGACGGTAGCGAGCACGAGCATCAACATAAGCGTTATCATCAAGCTTGCTGAACACGCCCATGTCGATAGACTCATTGACACGCGCTATCAACCCAGCACTGCTAGGCGTCCATTGACTGTTAATGTATTGGCGCAAGGACTCGGCTTGTTTGGCAGTCATTGGCTTAACTGCGCCGTCCTTATCGACTAAATCCATCTCTTTAAGATAAGAGCGAATACCGCGCCGTAGTTGCTGATTTTCTTTTTTACCTTGCCATGCGCTGTTTTGGTTTAGCTCTTTGTTAAAATCGCTAAGCTCAATACCGCCGCGACCACCCATCAGCTCATCGGCTTTAGAGTAATCCGCCTTGACTTGCTCTTTGTACCAGTCCTTGTAGTTTTGCAAAGCGTCGATCACGACTTGACCGCGACTTTCAGGACTGGCACCAGCGCGCGCGCCTATGTCATCTTCGATGATACGGTTAGCGTAATCGTTCATTACACTGTATTCATCGTCCATCTTTTCGCGTATCTCACGCCCTGCATTGGTATCAAGCTTTGACAGCGCCTTTTCAGTCTCAAGCTGCGTTATATCGCCTGTAATAGCGCCTTTGCGCGTGTTCTCGTCTGCGATACCTAAATCACGTAACACCTCAGCGCGTAAGCCTTGCACATCAATAGGCACGCCGCCCACTTGTGGCTTTGAGCCGTCAAGGTCAAGCAGCGTCTCAATAGGTGCGCTTGCTTTTGGCTCAGGTCGATTAATAATCACTTCTGGCGGTGGCGATGCTTGCGCGTTTGAATAATCCGGACGCGGCGTAGTGTCGAGATTAGCAATGCCAGCGCTAGTGCGAGCGGCTTGTGCGTTTAGTGCATCAAGGTTAGCTGCTGCACCTGTTATACCGCCTGTACTGCGAGCCATAGCATCGTTATAGGTATCTAACGGTGATGGCTGTCTAACGGGCACTGGTGCGCCCTCATCACGGCCTAATCTAGCACCGTCAGCGCGTCTGTTGTCAGCTTCTCGCACTCTTGCGCGTAGCTCTTCTTGTGATAATTGTCGTCTAGGAGCTGCGCCATCATCAATAGGCGGTCTTGAACCTCTTGTTCTTGGCTTGGTTAAAGACCCTTTACCCATCAGTAGTGCGCCGAAGTTCAAGCCTGTCTGAGTCGCTGCACCCCAAAAAGGGCTATCAGATTTATCGTAAACATAATCACCCGCTTCAACAATAGCATCGTCAGCGATACCGAGTACGTCCATAAAGCTTGAACCAGTCTCGGTACGCGGCGTGGCTGCACTTTTTAGCACACCACTGACAGCCGTGTTATTGTAGTTATCAGCGCCTTTACTAAACCCATCAACAATAGGCTGACCGCGCATTGCTGCACCTGCCATACCGCCGATACCTGCCATGCCTGTCATAGCCATATCAGCCATGCCGCCTACAACACCAAGCGCCGCATCTGCTGCGCCGACTACATTTGATACGCCGCCATTATCGAATTGATTGTCTGTAACTTGTTTAGCTGCTGCGCCGACCTTATCGCTTGAGCGACCGATTAAGCCTTTTGGTTTTGGCTTTTTGAGCTTAAACCCTTTAGGCGCGGTAACGATACCCGCCTTAATATCAGCGTCTAGCTGTGACTGAGATGCCGCGTCCATCTCGCCGTTATTGTAGGCCAATACCACACCTAGCGGTAAAGTCTCAGTTTTGGCTTTTGCTGATGGCTTGCTATCCATAAGTTTAGCGTTTTTAGGCAGATCAACTAGCCCAGCCTTTACATCAGACTCATACTGCGCTTTATCATAGGCGCTCATCTTGCCGCTTTTGTAAGCACTGTATATCTTGGCTTTTTGTTTGTTGGTCATTGCTGGCGCTTGTGCTGACATATTACCGCCCATAAATTTATTAACCGTCTGCCATGACTTTGTTGGCTGACTATAACTTGCCGGAGCTGTGGGCAATGACGCCCATGTTGCGCCGGATTTTCTTACCGCGTCCTGCCAATTTCCGTCAAGTAAGTCTTGTAATGCGCCATTTTGTGATAATAGCGCCACCGCTCCCAAGTCTTGATTTTTAGCGCCAAAGTCTCGCAAACCGTACTTTTTTGCCAAACCGTCCCATGTGCCTTTTAAAAACTGGTAGCGACCTGCCGCACTGGTCTTATTGGTTTTGCCGTTTTTTTGGGTGAATGACTTTAGATAGCGCGGATGGTCTTTAAGACTCGATAAGCGGCCGCCGCCAAACGCTGTACGATAGCCGTTACCCTCTGTGCCCTCAGTATGAGCGATTAAGTCCAAAAACTTGCGGACATTGGGATTAACTACTGCCAGCTCTAATTGTTTGCGTGACGACATATTGCACCTCTTTAATTAGCATATTGCATATAACTACGCCCTGCGCTTGTACCTGTTGGGTTTTGAGCTACTTCGCCTAGCAAGTCTTGGTACTCAGTACGCGCTGCTTGCTCAAAACTCTGCATGGCGTCATAGACAATCGCTAGGTTACGCTCTAGCGCTTCCTCAGATTGCACAAGGCTAAGGTTGGCAATACCTGACTCTAGTTTTTTACCCTCAAAATCAGTCAAAGCACCTAGCCCTCGCATTTTCTCGACTTGCGTTAAGAATACTTGGCTTTGCAGTGTTTCTAGGTCTCGTTCAAACTGCAAAGTGTTTTTTCTGACTGACGGTAAGCGACCATCAAGTGCACCCGTAGCAGCTTTTAGACCACTCTTATTGTTAAGCAAGCGCGCAATAGTTGAGCGCGTGCCCTCGATAGCGTTAATGTTTTTATCAAATGCAGCTAAGCGCTGTTGGTTTTTCTTGTTGGTTTCGATCTGCTTTGTGGTTAGCCCTGCGGCGTAAGCGGCTTTCGTGTGATTGAGCTTATCAATTTGCACTTGCAGGCGTTGACGCGCTACATCGTTCGTCTCGCTCTGTAGTTGTAATTTAAGCTGTGCCAACTGGTTGTCGATTACTTGCTGCGCCTGAGCGTCAGCACGAGCAACAGGTATATCCTCCGCTCTCGTTGCGGCAAGTCCTGCGTTTGCAGTGTTCAAGCTAGTTTTAGACTTGCTTTCGGCTTGCACATAAGGTCGCATTTCTTGAATGTCGATAACTTCCTCGTCAAGCTTTCCTGCGGTTGCTATTTTTTGCTTAGCTCCGGCGTAACTTTCTACCGTTTCAGCTTGTGTTTTTGCTCTATCGACTGGCGCGGCTGCTTCGGCGGCTTCGGCTTCTATATAGTTTTCATAGTTAGCGCCTGACTTCTCAGGACTCAATACCGCATAATTCATCATCAAAGACTTACGAGCCGCTTGTGGGTCGCGCGTCATCCATTCAGCTAACTGCGAGTATTCCTCAGCTTTAGACTCGTTGCCCATGTCACGATAAGCATTAGCCTTGTCACGCATAGACTGCACTGCGATATCAGGACGGTCACTACTGAGCGCAGATATAGCCTTGCTCATACCACCAAGCATAGACTGCTGCTCTTTAGCTTCTAGCGCATCGTAATAGTCCTTAGCGCCTTTCGTGTATTCCGGATATTGAGCGACTAGCTGAGCGATAGCGCTTTGGTCGTTCCAGTCGAGCTGTTCAAGTTCTTGCTGCGCTTGTATTTTACGCGCTTGCTCGGCTTGTTTGGCTTTGAGTAAGTCGTGATTTTGGCGCGCAATCTGCCCTTGACCGTATGCTTCTAGCACACCATCAAAAGGATTGCCCATACCTGCTAAATAACTGGTTGCTTGTTGCATCTAAAATCCTCCAAAACCTAATGCGCTTGCCCCTGCCTTCAATCCAAAGCCAAGCAAGCCTTGATTGATCTGACCCTTAGCAAGCTGATACCCTGCTTGCGCCTGACCTATGTTTTGATGTCCTTGCGCCATATTATTACCAAAATTAACACTCTGAGCGCCTGAGCCTGCCGCCGCATTTTGCCCTAAAGTCGTTAGGCCGCCCAAGTTTTGCAGTTGCCCTTGTACGTTGTTATAGAGCATATTTGAGCGATTATCTGCAAGTGCTTCTCGAATGTTGCCACCTCGCAGACCACCCATAGCAGCTGCATTTTGCATCATGGCGTTTTCGGCTTGTTGATACTGAGATTTGAAAAAAGGCGAGTTCTCAATATTATCAATCGCGCTTTGCTGTGCTTGCTGACCGTTTAGACCTAGTATGTCTTGCTGACCGCCAAGCGCTCCTAGTCCTGCATCAACGTATGGCTGGTTGAGTTCAAGCATTGCTTCAAACTGCTTTTTTTGCGCTGCCATAGCGTTACGGCTTGCCCTCTCTTGCGCCTTTCCTGCCTTTCTCGCCGCCGACTTACCTGTTATGCTATCCCATGCGTCTTTAACAAAACCCATCTTACACCTCGCAGTAATATAACCGCTCAAGCGGCTTAAATTTATTCTTAGTTAAAAACCTATCGATAGGCGCGCTGTTACGGCTTGATATGTACCAATAATCAACGCCCATCACTTTAAGCTGTGACTTAATGCCGTCTATAAACTCGCTACTATTGCCGCGATATTCAGGCTTTACCCATATCACATCGGTTGACGCATCGACTATTGATTGATTGCGTAGTGACGCGCTGACAAATAGTAAGGCCGCGCCTTTGACTGTATCACCGTAAAGCCACACGAAGGGTTTTAACACGCCCATCTCGTCAAGCTCACAGTAGCGCTCAGTAGGTATATTTAACGCTTGCGGCTCTAGGTGCTGCATATCGAGTATTATGTTTGTGATCTCATCTTGATACTCTGCAAACTTGACTTGCTTAATCATGCCTTACTCCGTGATTTCAACCACTGTCAGCATGACGTTAGCGCCGTCACCTGTCATCGTGAGTATTTCAGTTTTTTTGAGCTGTTGGTTAAATAACTGACTCAGTACCTCAGTGCTATTAGCAACAATGGTTTTTGTGAGTATCTGCACGCCGCCAACAGTTACTACTAAATCGATATTAGTCTCAGTTGGATTGTGTACGGTTAGCGCTCTGATCTGTGCGTCAGTGGGCGCGGTATAAATCTCATTACTTGCGGCTGCCAGTGTGACCAATGCCGCTTGCTTGTTAATAAACGCCATAGTAGCTCCTAAACGGCTTGTAATTGATAATTGCAGTCAATAGCACTGCTAACGGCTTGTAGCTGCTCTTGCGGCTGAATAGGAACGCTGACGGCTTGCAAGTACGGCTTAAGCTGCTCTCGTAACTGATTGGCAATCATGGCTGCTTGCTGTGCGTCTGCTGCTGCCTTTTCTATAATCTCTTTTATGTCATCAGGCAATAAATCAAAGACGGCTAGCTGCAAACCCTCAAGCGCTTTGATAGCCTGCGGATTGTTGTTAGTCATCTGCGCTAAAACGTCACGCGGTATCTTGAGCTTGCGATTATTAGCCATTGCCATACCCCTCTACATCAACCTCAATCGCGGTAAATGATGCCAATGAGTCGTCACAACCGCGAAAGCGCAGTCCTAGCGCTTGGTTAAATTTACCAATAGCACGCATCCAAATAATGCGCTTGCTGTATTGACCGCGCATCCCTTGCCGATGAGCACGCTCGTTACTCCAAGTCATGCCGTCCTTAGTCCACGATAAAAACACTTTTGGGTCTTTATCTGTCACCGTGCGACCGGTTAAGCCGACAAGCTCAATAGATTTGACTTGCCCCGCCTGACCGCCGTTATAGATAAATGTCGTATTGATAGCCCAACACACTGACTCGCCATAGTGACTTGATACCCTGTTGCTGAGTACGCCTACATTGCTGTTAAACCTATCGCCGACTATCCATTTGTTATAGCACCATACATGATTAATCGCTCTGTATGCGCCGTTACCGTCCGTTGACGATGATAGCTCAAACCATACGTTTTGTTGCATAACCTTGCTTGCTGCAAAGTCGTAAACCATCGTTTTATCGGGCAAGTGTAAATAAAGGTGCTGGTGAGTATCTTGCGATTTTGACTCTAGCACTACCTTAGATAACTGAGCGTCATCATACTCAGATAGTATGATCTCAATCTCACGAGTAGCAATAGGTGTTAAGCCGCCATTAGCGCCTAGATACACGCTGCACGGCTCATTCTTACCGCTACCGACAAACGCGAATGACTCTACAAATAAGCACTTGGCATGAGTACCGACCGCGCCTTTCGTCATCATAGCGCCATCGACACGGGCAAAAGCAAAGCCTGCGCTGCCTACGTTATCGAACACCTCTACCGTGTACCGGTTAAAAGCGACTAGCTCATTGCGTACTTTCATCAAACCGACAATAGGGTCCGGATCAGCTTCACTACTGCCATACTTTGTAGGATTAACTTTGGTGGGGTCATTTAGCTCAGTTTGTACAATGTACTCGCCATCAGTGGTGACAAAATAGCCGTCAATCCACTCAACATCAGTGACTAGGCCTAAGTTCTCGTTAACTACTTGCTCAAGTATTCCATCTTGCAGGTAATAGAGCTTACCGCCGCTTGCAATGCCTAATCTGTCAAACGAGTAAGCAAAGCTGCACTGCTCGCCGCTTTCAATCGTACCGATAGCCTTGCAATGACCATCTTCACCGATTTGCCATAGCTGCGAGCCTATGACGCGATAGCAAATACCATTCCAGTTAATACCACCCCTATCGATACCGCCCTTGTCTTTACCGCAAAACATGGTGATGCCGTCAGCCTTACGCAAATAGCCGTTAGCGATACCGTTCTGCTTTGGCACCGGCACAAGGTTTAGCGGATAACTGGTACGATAGTCCGCTGTGTTGTCCGTATAAATACCGTTGATGATAGGGATTTGCATATTATCTCCAGTATTTATTACCAGCGCCGTATAAGTGGTTATTGGTATGCGGCACGACTTCGGGTATCTTTTGATAGCGAGTGAGTAGCGCGTTATAAGCGTCATCTGCTTCTTTGTATAGCAAGGGGCTTGGCTGCTTGCCAAACTTATTGCATATCTTTAACGCGAGCTTATGAGCAATACCGCTCATAGCATCACGCTTGATACCCGCCAAATCACCCAGATAGCTATCGACAATATCCGGCGCAGTGATATAACCAAAGTCGTAATCATCGTCTTGTAGCTCTGCCATCATGTTATCAAGTGACATTAAAACGCTATGCTCGTCCTCTGGTGAGTCGTCAAGCTCATAGCCGCTCATACCTAGCAGCTCAAAAGCTTCGTTCACGATGTCACGCTTGGTTATGTTTGACATAAGTTACTCGCTGTCTTTTAGCTTCTGAATGAGTGTGTCTTTGCTGTCACGCTCAACGTATTCAACGCCGCGGTCATCAAGCAGTGCTTTTAGCTCGTCTTTGTTGTGTTCGTCATAGCTGACCACGCCATCGCCGTTTACGTCTTTGGTTTCTTCGTAGATTGCGAGTTTGGATTTTAGCTCTTTGACCTCAGCTTCAAGCTCTTTGGTACGCTCTTTATCGCCACCGTCTGCAAGCTCGCCTTTCATAGTTTCGTTCTCAGCTTGTAGTTTTTTAGCTTCGATCTGCTCAATCACCGCGTCAGCTTTTGGCTGCCAGCCGTCCGCTTTGGCCTGCTCTTTTGCGTCTTTGTCATCTGAGTCAATGACACGCACGCGCATCTTGTGACCATAAACGTTTTCAATATTGCCGCCTGTTGCTGACAATGCAGCGTAAATCATCATTTTTGACATTGCTTTACTCCGTTGGTTAAATCTATCGCAATATGCACCGACCTGAGCCAGTGCATATAACTATAAATCTAAGTGCTTACGCTTGGTTAAATAGCTGAATACCTGCCATCTCGGTATTGGTCAAGCCAGTACCGTAGCGGACATCCCAACGATACTTGCACGACAAGTCGTTAATTTCGCCTTGACGCGAGTAGTAAATCGACACGCCAAGCTCAGTGGTTGCTTTCATCGTCATCATGCCGTCAAGCTCGCCCATCTCCATAGAGCTTGGTACGATTTCTAACGCACCTTTGACAAACGCTGGGTTAGCGTATGCGCGTGTGGTGTTCAAGAATGTAATAGCTGCACCACTTGCAGGCGTTGCCGTTACGTTCTTATACGCTGTCTCGGCATCGGTTGCGTCAACATAGTCATCACAGATGATAGCTGGTGTGATTTCAATCGTTGAGCTATTGACCACATTAGCGACACGGAATGTTTTAAGACGGCCTGTATCTTCACCGGTCTTATGATGAACCGCGTTAACACCTGCGATAGTAAAGGCGTCACCGACTTGTAAGTCACCAGTGGCAGCGATATTTAGCGTCATAAAGCGGTTATCAACGTTCTTTTTATCACCTGCTGCATCTTTGACTGTAGCTTTTGGCATATGGCGCTGATCTGCACCTGCTACCGTTACACTGGTCGCTGTTGCGGCGGGCAACCATAGCGCTGACTTGTTTTTGTACGTGTCAAAGTTAGCTGCTTCACCAATGTATGATTTCTCATAGGCCGATAGTGTCTTATCTTTGAGCAACAAACGGTTAGCTAAATCGCCAGTCATACCGTTGTAGTCGCGTGTTGAGTAAAAGATAGCGCGGTCACCATCGGGCACGCCTTGCTCATCAAATAGCGCTTCCATATCAGCAACGTCATCATAGCCGCTTGCCTTACCTGCTTTGGCGTCAACAATAGAGCCAAGCAAAGCCACTTTTTGCTGTGCTGAGATATTGATAGCGCCTGCTAATGCGGATTTTGCACCGCGTCCGATACGGTCAAGCATCGTACCATCACGTAGCTCATAGGCATTGATCGAGCCGGGCACTACTTTGTGCTGGTTAACAGTAATAGGCACTGCCATCTCGACCTTGCCTTTAAAGTTGCCAGTCTGGTCAATACCATCATAAACTTTGTGCTGGATAGGCTGCGGCACCCAAATGCGGTCAGCGCTACGTGCTGCATTGGTGGGCGTACCTAAGTCGCGGCGCTCAGCGGCTTGTGCAATGACAAGTGAGTCATCAAAGTCAGCCAGCACCTCGTCAAACATGACGCGTTCTTCTTGTGTAAAGTCGTTCTTAGCCATAACAGGCTCCTAAATAAGTTAATTTTTGCGTTGTGATTTGCGATATGCAATGATTTTTGACCGATCACCCGTCTTGGCAGCTTCGGCTTCGAGCTTTGCCAACTGAGTATCTGCACCGCCGCCTGCGCCGCCTTGTAGGCTATGCGTTTTAGGCTTCGGCTTAGTTTTGTTTCGTTTTACGTTTGACATTTGCATCTCCATTTGTCCGAGATTGTATGCAAACTCGACATCATTCATCTTTGCGAGTTCGTCTAGCTTATCGGGCGACTTACCCAGTGCCACGACTACACGCGCGGGATTTTTACAAGCGATTTTGATTAAACCTTGCTTGGTCGCTGGCAGTACATCAACAATGGATTGCTCAATCTCATTGTAATTCGGTACTTTAGCTTTGACCGCATCAGCATCAGCGTTATAGCGCTCATCGTACTGCTGGTATTTTGCTTGCTCAGCTTGTACTTGCGCTTCGTGCTCTGCTTTTTCTGCGTACCATCTTTCAAGGTCAGCGGCGTATTCGTCTTCACCCCAGTCGTGATCGTCAAGCGTTGGCTTCTCGCGCAATGCTTTCTGCTCAGGCTGTTGTGACTCGCGCTCTTTGAGCTGTCGCTTGAGTTCTCGGTTTTCCTTACGGACTTGCTTCACCCACTCGGGCGCTTCTTGTCCGGCGTAAGGGTCTTTGTCGTCACTCGGCTCATCAAGACTAAACTCTAGCCAATCGTCATCTTGACTCTCGGCTTCGTCATCGTCTTGTGCGTCCTCGGACGGCTCAGGTTCAGGCTCGCTATCATCGTCAGTATCTTGCTCATCGACAACCTCGTCATCGCCTTGCTCAATATCTTCGACTTCTAACTCGTCTCTAATCTCTTCTATGCTCATGTCAAACCTCATATTTATAGCGTATGGACGCTGTTAGTTAAATTTTAGACAATAAAAAAGCCGCTATTAAAGCGACTCTCTATCTTTCTGCTTTACGTCATGTGACAGCTTGTCATAATCCGCTTGATACTTATTTTCAAAGTAAATGATGATTTTCTCAACGACTAGCATTAGCAGTAACTTTCGCATCACATGTCCTCCATTGGCGGCAATCCATCAGGTAAGCCGCCCATCATGGCCATTTCCTCGGGGCTTGGCTGTTCAGGTGGCGTGACTTCTTGCTTAATCTGCTGCTCGTTAGCTAGCTGTGATTGCTGCATGGCTTGCAAAATAACCATCATTTCTTGCATGGTCTGCTGTTGTAGCATCTGCTCTTTTTGCATATCGTAGAGCGTCTTAGCTGTGTCAGCGCGTGTTTCGTCAACTTCTGCTAGTGTTTTCTGGGTGTCAGCTTTCGCTTTCTCAGCGCTTGCCGTAGCTTTCGCCGCTTCTGCGATAAAGTATTGGTCTTGCACACTAGGCGGCTGGTTCTGCGCTGCTGCCTGAGCTTCTTGCATCTCTTTAGCTTCATCTTCATTCGGCTCGACAATCCCCATGCTGATTAACTGCTTACGTGCATACTGGCTCAAATCACGCATACCCTCGCCATCTTGGTTCATCAAAATAGTATTGAGTAACGCGCCTTGTTGCTGTGGGTCAGCAATCATCGGCACAAGATTGAGTAAGCGCTTAACTGTCTTATCACGCTGCGTTGCAAACGCTTCGCCAATATCAACCGACACTTTATAGCGTCCGTTCTGTAAGTCATTCTCGTAAGCGGTAGCGCCATCAATGATAGTCGGCTTATTAATCACAATGCGATTGTCGCTGTCATCGTGACCAACGCCGATCATCTCGCGGCTTTCCTCATCATAGACGACTTGAGCCTGTGATAACCAAATTCTGCCAACGTGTGCAATCGTCTTAGCAAAGTTGTCAAGATAGATATAGGCTTGCGCGTCAACTTTATCCTGCACCATCTCGACCGCTTCGGTTGAGACGTTAGAGACTAGCTGCTCGCCGTTTGCTTGATTGCCTGTCAGCTCACCGACAACGCCGCTCATTGACTCAATTAATGCGCCCATAGCTTGCGGTATCACTGGTGCTTTAGTGTAAGCCTGTGGCCCCGTGCTGACTATATTGCCTTGTGCATCTCTAACAGGGTGCAATGTAAGATATGGCAGCCTGTCAACGTCTTTACGCGCCCACTGGCGGCTATGGCCTTTAATCTGCTCAGGTGTGACAATCGGTATCTCATCTTGTGGCTTACTTGCTAAGTCCATCAAGCCGGACATTTGCATATTGTATGCAATCTGAGCGTCACGAGATAAGCGGACATGACCGCTAGTAACCTCACGGCCTGATACATACATACGCTTACCGTAGAATGGTGCTATCGGCAAATAAGTGCCTGCAATGACGCCCATCTTTTCAATGATACCGCTACCGTCTAGCACATATCCTTTAATCACGCGCTCTTTGATAGTTTTATCTAGTATCAGCGTATAACCTTGCGCTAGTAGGCTCTCAAGCTCTTGCTCATAGTCTTTATCGTCTTTGTATAGCGTGACCGGCTCATCTTCATGTTGATGCTCTAATTTGACAATATCGCGCTTGGTTTCATCAACCACGTAATGCTCAGCGACTTTGACGTTATCGCCATCGCGCCAATCAAACTGCATACCATCCAAGCTATCAAAGGTCATCGGCTCTTTTTTGTACTTACGGCGATACTCAGCACTCGACATAGAGACAACAACAGTTACGTGACGCGCATCAGCCTTGTCGTACCGCTTCGCGCCGCTATCCCAATAGACCATACTGTCAGCTTCGTGGATAGGCTTAAAGCGTATGCGTTGTTTGTCGTCATCTTCGCCGTATTCATCTTCGTATTCAGGTAAGACTTGAATAGCACCAATGCCGCCTGATATACCCTCCATAAATGCGGTGCTATAGGCTTCATCAGCGTTACTATCGCGCTCATCACCGCGAAACAGGTCTTGCAGTCGCTCCGCTGTGTCAGCGTCAGCAATATTATTAAGCGGTCTAAAATCTACCGTAAAGCGGTTCTTTGCCCACTCAGTGTAGATGCGGACTACTGATAGCTGTATCTTGTTAAACTCGTATTTAGGACGGTTAGCAAACTGCAAGCCAATATCACCGTCCCACTGAGCGCCATTAACGAAACAAAAGCGGCGATCATTGTAACTCTCTAACTGATTACTCTGAGACTGGTCATAGTCAATATCGATACGCTCAAGCATATCAGTATGCAACTGACTGTCTTTATCTGATTTGCTCATAGTTTATTACCAATAATTAACTGTGGTAGGGATAGGTTCGATGGGTGCGTCGTCTTGTAACTCAAAGTCAAACAGCGTATTAAATGCGTCTGCTGATCCGTCAACTTGGTCATCGTTAGCACCAAGTGGGAATAATTTAAGCTCATCAATATAGGCTTTGTTCCAGTCACCGCGTATCAAGCGCACGTTACCTGCATTGACTTGCGCCGCAAATGGCTCAGCGCGTGTAATCTTGTCACCGCTAACTGGCAGTACAGACACGTTAAAACCTGCCAAAAGCCTTGTGTAGCTCTTAGCTTGGTCTTTACCTGCTTGCCCGGGGTCTTGTGGTAGTCTAATTCGTGTCAGCTTGCCGTCAAGCTCTGCGGTCAGCTTAATAGTTGCTCTAACTTCGCTGCTATCCCATTGACCGCGCTCAACGTCCTCAACGTAAAAATAGCCGTCACCACCGTCCGTAATTTTGGGTCCGGCTGTGTAATCACCATCACTGGCAGTTGATGCTAAATCCCAACCACGACATGACTTTTTAGCAGTGGCAGGCAGTGCATCGGCAATCTCAATCATGCCAACTTTAAATTCGCCGCCCTCGCCTGGTGTTGGTTCTTGCTGGTATTGCCCCGCAAACATATACGGTTGCGCTTCCTGCATGGCTTTGAGTTTGGCGACATCGTGCTTTTCAGGCCATAAGGCGCTACCGTCCGGCTGTAATGCTGGCATTTTAAGCAACTCCCAATCATCGTCATCATTGCCCGTCATAAGCCAGCCTGTTAAATCATCTTCATGCAATCGCTGCATGATAATAATCATCGGCGTGCGTATCGGGTCATTGAGCCGTGATTTTAGCGTCTCCGCAAACCATTCTTGTACGTTCTGTCTGCGCTTCTTACTGCGCGCTTCACTCGCCTTATGCGGGTCATCGACTAGAATTGCGCCGCCGAACGACTCGCGCATCTTACCAGCACCGTAACCGGTCATCGTACCGCCGACACCAGCGGAATAACTCACGCCGCCATCGGTCGTACCCCAATGGCCTTTTGCGTCTTTGTCGCTTGATACTTTAGTTTCAGGGAATAACTCTTGATACGCTTCGGTTTTGATTAAGTCGCGCGCTTGAGCGTTGTAGTTATGTGCTAGATCAGCACTGTATGACGTATAGATAAACTCACTATCGGGCGTTCTACCCATGCACCAAGCGATAAAGTTAACAATGACCAATTCAGTTTTAGAGTAGCGCGGTGGTATGTTAATGATTAAGCGCGTCTTTTTACCCTCATAAACCGCTTCTAATGCTTTGCAGATACGCTCATGGTGCCAGTTGTGCATCCACTTGTAGTTACGGCGCTTATAAAACATATAGCGGCTAAACCAGTAGAAATCAGTGCGTGCTAGAGTTTGGAAGGCGAGTAAGTCGAGCGCATTAGTAGTCATCCCTTTTCTCGCTCATTCTTTGTATGACTTGTTCGGGCGTAAGATGTACCGTTTCGATTGGTCCACCATCTGCGCCAGTGTGCTGCACCGTATCTTTAAACATACCCAAATGACGCGCCACGTTATCGAGTGCTTTCATGCGGTCCACTGTCTGCACCTCGATACCAAACTTGGTTTCTTTAGCGCCCTGGTATAGCAGCTTCGCGGCTGGTGATAGTTTGCTAGTATCAGCAATGTGCACATGGGGCGCACCCTCACCGCGACAGATACCACAATCAGGATTAGGCTCACAGCTTGGATCAATCTCTCGACCGTCACTATCATCGTCCAGTGTGACGCTATCACCATAACAATAGCCGCAAGCAACACGCCTTACACTAGACAGCTCGTTATAGTCAGCGTTGGCAATCTGCCACCACATCGTCACAACTTGATCTTGTGTGATAAATAGGCGCTCTTTACGCTCTGCGATAGCTGTATTGATAGCTTCAATCACGCGCTTGTCTTTTAGCAGTCTATGCGCTTGCTGAGCGGGTTTTTTATCACTGTACCCTGCTCTAAGTACCGCTTCACTGCCGTTAAAATCTATAATGTACTCATCAACAAATAACTGCATCTTACCAGTGAGCTTTTTATCTTTTGACATGCTCACCTCCTAAGCGAGTTATTTATTAATCATTGCGAGCCACCGCTGCGCGTCTTTATTGCCGCGATTGGCTCTATCACGTAACGTCTTTAACCTATGCGCTTTGAGCGCGTCAGTGCTGTCTTTAGCACGATAACTGTCGTATAGCTCTTGGTTGCTCATAGCGTCCCTGCTAAGTTATAGGCATAAAAAAGCCCACGCGGTTAAACGTGGGCAAATCGTAGGTAATAAAAAAGGCGGCTAGTTAATTCTAGTCGCCTAAATAAGTTGGCATTACATACAACAAACGCCAGTGTAGTAAATATAGCACTAACTGTTATCAAGGGTCAAGTTATGTCTATACTTACCGACATCCCAATTAACCTCATTCATCAAATCCTCAATATCATCAAGCATGGCCTTTTCATATTTGCACCAAATCTGCGAGTAAGTGCTTGCTTTAACCTCAATACCACTGAACAGCAAACGCCCCTCGACTGAGTACAAGCACCATAGATCATATAGCTCAAAATGCAGCGCCATACGCGCCATTAGCCGCGCAAGCTCTGTTAGTGAGTAAATGCCCTTTGGTGACGCCCTCTTGTCCTCTGTGCAGCGCTCAACCATCTTGGCGGCTAGATGCTCGACAACATGGTTAAAACACTCTGACCAATCCCAGCGCTCGTTTTTACCCCATACAATGAGAGACGCTAATGACTTAGCGACCGGCTCTTTGATTACTGCCAGTGCTGCGCTCTTATCTTCCCATGTGACTTCAGGAGGTAAGCCGCCGGCACCGATGTCAAACTTGACTGTCTTAGCGCCCAATCCTTGCGTTACCCAGCCGTTGATTTCTAGGCGCTCACTGGTTGCAAATCGTCTTGTGATTATGTCGGTCATTCGCTACTCTCCAAAGTAAACTGCTCTAAAAATTCATGCTTAAATAGCGGCTTGATAAATCCGTTTTCTTGATAGTGCACGTAGTAATCGTCGACTCGCAGTACGAGCACGGCTTGCGCTGACTCTTTGTTTATATAGATTTGGCCTTTAGTGATCATTGGTGTTCCTCGCTATCAAACCACATCAAAAACATAAGGCAGCAGATAGCGTGTGCTAAATGCGGCAATCCTGTCTCGCTATCTCTAAGCTCGCCGTTATACCATGCGTCAATATGACGTAACGCTGCATCGTAGTAGCGTGTGCGAGCGTTTGGCACTTTTTGCCAGTTGTTGTCTGCGTACTTTTGACTGCCAAACTCTAAAACATCGACCACGCTGTTAACTGTACCTGTCGGCAGTAGCGAGTATCGCCGCTTTGCGCTGTCGTCTTTGCGTCCTTGCTCATTCACCATTTCCGGCACTGGATCAAAACGTGCTAAAAAATCAGACCTCTTAATCCAAACCCTGCCGTTACCGCTACGACTGTCAACCCACACCATGTCATCGCCGCCATCATGTGCTACTTCCACTTTAACAATCTTGCGAACATCGCCGTCCGCCTTTTCGCGCCATTTACTACCAATCTCAACATCACTCACAACTCTCTCCTTAATAAACATTCATGAACATCAATATACTTTTCTATACTTTATCCGGCGCTCCTTCCAAGCAAGGTCACGGCTCCGGCGCGAATTAAACAGTTATTAACTTTTGTTCGGTATTACTCCCCTTTTATTTCTTTTCTTACAACTAAAAAAATAAATAAATAAGGGAAAAACGGAGTTGAGACGATAGAGACGATAAAACCCCCAAAACAAAAAAGTAGTCTATATAAGGGAGGTTTTTAAAAACGGGGCAGCTATCGTCTTTATCGTCTCAAAACGGGGATAAAACTCCCAAAACCCCGCAACCGTTTAAAAAGTTATGTAAAACATTGTCGCTATCGTCTCAAATAACGGGGATAATCCGCAAAACTTACGGATTAGCCCGAAAAGCAAACCTTTACGCGTCCGCAGTTTCTACGGTTTCGAAATCATCCTTGACCGATATGCCTAGCAAGCCGCGTCCGCGAATACCGTACGTGTCTTTTATCTTCTTTACGTACGTTCTCGCTTCCAGTTTTTTGTTCAGTGTTCTAGCGTTACTGATATACCTCAGCTCACCGCGTACCTCGGCAAACTGTTTCCAACTGGCCCACAGCGCCGCGTTAGTAGCTACCTTGTCGTTACCGATCTCACAGCACTCTTCTATCCACTCAGCGAGTAGGTCCATGTCGCTTTTGTACTCGTTACGCGCTTCCTCAACGATGGCCGGTGGCCGCAGCCCCATCTCTAAGTACGACATCGCACCGCGTACCAGCCACGCCAGGATGCCTTCATGTTCAGCTTCCAGCTTTGCGCTGCGGTCGTTGTCTTTGACGATATCGGGATCGGTACTGAAGTTACGGGTAAAGGGTACGAGCATGATGCGGCGCCATATCCCGAAGTCATCACCTTTAATGATAGGCTTGTGGTTGGTGGGGAGTATGACCGTCCAAGTGGGCGTAAACTGTACGAAAGTGCGAGAGTATGCCGCGCGCGCTGCCATGGCCTCACCGCCAGTCATCGATTTGATCAGACCTTCTTTGAGTTCGCGGTCTTCGTCCGGCTCAGTGACATAGACAAAGCGGCTACCGCGCAGGCGTAGGATATCGTCACGCGGACCACCGGCGTTCGCGCCGCCACTACCTAAGAAGGTCTCATTGGATGCTGTGATCGCGTGTGCACCCATCGCGTCACGAATAGCGCCAAGGACAGTCGACTTACCGTTACTGCCTGTGCCGTACGGGATAACGATGATGTCTTCTTTAGGATCAGCGAGTAGCGTGTACCCCATTAAGCGTTGGAAAAATTCGACCAGTTCAGTGTCACCATAAAAGCACTCACTGACGGTTTGCTCAAATAGTGGGCATTTAGCTTTCGGCTTATACGTAGTGCTACTAGCAATGGTGATACGGTCTAGCCTATCGGCGGGTATTAGCTCACCTGTGGTTAAATCGATAGCGCCGTTAGCGACGCCAAACAGCATTTTGTTCGCGTCTAGCTCGTCAGTGTTTACTAAGATGCTTTTTTCAGTACGGATGATTTTGACCATAGCCGTCATCATGGCGACTTTTAGACTGTTCTTAACGAAGTCGTATTGATCACTGGCTAAGATACCCTGCTCAGCGCCATCAGCGATAAGCTGCATTAGTGTCGCTTTGGATAACTGCTCAAGCTCGGCTTGCGCCGACACGCGCCAGTAGCTACCCGTCCAGCGGTACCAGGTTTCGGTATCTGCAGCAAACATGATGTTATCGCCGTACAGCTCAAGCATACGGCGTGCGTTACCGAACTCGGTATATTGCATCTGACGCTCTAAGTTCTCAGCGCTGGTATCTTTGCCAAGACCTAACAGCGTATTGATAGAGCTGTCAGATATCGACTGCTTCATCACCGCTTTATACTTAGCTTTGGCCGTGGCGCGTACCTCGTTGCACGTGATCACCTCAGTCTTATCAAGCTCAGTGCCAATCGCTTTTAGTACCTCTTCAAGCTCAAAGCCGTCCGCGCAGTTCTCGATGCGGTCTTTGTACTCTTGGATAGCGCCGCGTTTTTGCTCACGCTTTTGCTGCGCGTTGGCGTCACCGCCCCACTTCATTAGTGTACGGATAGTGATACCGCTACCGTCGTGACCGAAGCCCGACCAGCGCTTTTCTAAATCTTCATCGCTACTATAGTTGTCCGCTTTTTGCGACCAACCATCCCACATATTAAAAGCCGCATCGCTGCCGTCGTATTCATGGTGCAAAGCCATACCGACCTGCAGCCACCGGTCATAGTCTGCAGCATCTAGGTTAGCGAGTAGCTTTTCAGCGTCTTTGATATCGACGCCCACTTTGGCACCTGCAGTAAAGTCTTCAGGATCCGCTTTGCCACTATTTATAGTTCTAGCAGTCGAACCGCTGCAAGCAGTCATACCGGCGTCTAAAGCCATTTGCTCGAATACTTCTAATACTTGTGTGATTTCATCTGCAGTAACGACGGGTAACTCTTTAGCAGGCGTGTACTCTAAGCCGCCAAGCATATCGGTCCACTCGTACGGCTCGCCCGTGTCGGGATGGATATGGTATGCGACAAACTGCTGACCACGGCCTAGCACCTCGACACGCTGACGCTCTTCGCTGTCATCGGTGAACCACTGGCTTGCCGCTTTTGACCAGCCGCTATCGGCTGCGCGGTAGACCAGCATCGTCTTTGGTGCTTGCCCTACCCGCTCGACCGTCATGCCTAAATGTTCATGGCACCAGTCCGACAGCGCAGCGGTGAGCTCCGGGTTAAGTACGTCGATATCGATAGCGCAAATCGGATACTCACCGATGCCGCATTTCACCCCGATACCGGCGTCAATGTCTTCAGCGCTAAACTCTTTCTTTTGCCACTCTTTTATCAGTGGGCCTTTTTGCCCTTTATTAATTGGGACAATGCTATAACCCCCGTCACGTAGTCTTTTCGCTTGCATAGTATAGTTATCCATGGTTTAATTAAGTCCTTGCATAGTGTTTAGTTAAGAAAGTCGAAAACCCCATTCAGCTCATATCTGACTGGGGTTTTTCTTCGTCTAGCAGTTGACCGTGCTCATTAAAAATATCTCTAAGGGTTTTTGGTCTTCTGCCGTCCCACCCTTTGCGCTGCTCTTGTATCTTTTTAGCGTGTGCGATTTCACGTTTCATCGCTTCATCGTCCAGTCTATCCATCGTCAAAATCCTCAAATCCGTTCTCACAGTTCTCAGCGTTCTCTAGCATTGCCAAAGTCGCCACCGTAGATTTAGCTTGAAGGTATTGATTTTTTAGCTCTTTATTAGCTAGATCACGAAGCCACTTACTAGGCGTTACGCCATCTTTAAAAGAAACATTTTTAATAGCTTCAGATAAATCGGTCGAAAGGTGCACGGTCACAGCTTCCGTTAGTTTTTGTTTAGCCATGCCTAAGCTCCTTCGGATATATCGGCTTCGTTAGTTTCGCGTCGTTGGCGTTCATAGTCCCAGTTGACATCGGGCCGCAGCTCTTCAGCAGTTACTTGATCATCCGTTAATCTTTGGATGTCGAGACAACGATCTTTAGGTGGGTTTTTGACATCCCACTTATAAACTGCCCAAGGGGTTATTTGTAAGGCGTAAGCAAGCTGGGCAGGATTGCCCAAAATGTCGAAAGCTCGCTCTAGCGCTGTTTTAGTGTTCATTACTTTCTCCTGTGTACTACTTTAAGTAGTAATACTACTACTTTTAATAGCAGTGACGCAAGAGCTTATATGGACTAAACTATATTTTTACTACTAAGGGTAGGATAATATGAGCGATTTAGAGGTAAAATATCCCGAGTTTGCAAAGAGATTAACTGAGTTGATGGACGCAAAAGGGCTAGACAGGACCGCTTTAAGCGATGCAACAAATATTAGTTATGAGATGATCAGGCGGTACAACGAGGGTATGGCGAAACCAAGACGCAAAGGACTGGAAAGTATAAGTAAGGCTTTAGACACCACAGCCCAATATCTTGAGTATGGCGGCGAGTTCGCAAAGAAAATGACTACTGCCGAAATAATGGAGAAGATAAAAGCTATTGAAAATGGCGATACCAATAGCATCGAAGATATAGACGCGCCCGAGGGCACTAGGAAAGTATCGGTTGATCACGGCATGGCAGGCCAAATGCCTGTAATTAGTTGGGTAGCGGCAGGCAGTTTCTCAGACGTAATGCCTGTGACTATCGATGACGCTATTGAGTGGATTGATAGACCGAGCAACCTATCACCTAGGGCTTTTGGTTTAATCATCCAAGGGCGCAGCATGTGGCCGGACTTTAAACCAAATGAGATTATATATGTAGAGCCGGACGTATCTCCTTTAGAATTAAGAGACGGCGCTTTGGTGGTTATACATTGTAACGATGACAAACAAGCCACCTTTAAGCAGTTGATAATTGGCGACAGTCCGGATGATATGTATCTAAAGCCATTGAACAAAGATTGGCCTGATCAAAAAATCGTACCTATGGGGGAGTGTACCCTAGTGGGTATCGTTGATAGTAAGCTAACTAGATATAGGTAAAATATGAAAACAAGCGAATACTATTGGATAGAGCACTTTTTGAAACACGCTAAACCAGTTAGAGAGTTACCTTTCGGCTGGTGTGTCTACCGAGAAGCGATCGATTGGGATTGACTTAGACCGATAATAAAAAAATAACCGCCCTAGTGGCGGTTTTTTTTGTGCCTAAAAATCAATAACTTACGATAAAATACTACTTTTAGTAGAATTATTTACTATTTTTAGTTGCATTATACTACTTTAGGTAGTAATATTCCCTTATCGCAACGAGATACATCGAGCTGACGAAGCAGCGATAGGCCAACAAGCCAAACTATTTAAAAACATAATTATTCAAATTTAGTTATTTACACACGTGCGATTGGTCCGCCAGTCGTACGCAGTAAGCAACTAACAAGGAGTACCCCGTGCCGCATACCGTGAACCTAGTTATTTTTCTAGTTATGCTCGCCGCAATAGCCCTTGCGCTACCCAAAGCTTGTGCCACGCAAGCCGCCAATGAGCGAGCCGCGACCGAGCTACATAAAGAAAGTATCAGTGGCGTTTATATAAGCCCTTCCGATCAAGTCGCTATCGATTTAATGAGATACCCAAGGGAGAAATAAACATGCCTTACACACTATGTCAGTTAGAAGCGCTGGAGTCACGCGAACTGCTGACGCTAGCCGAGCACGACTTAGACGAATTTACCACTTCGGACACTGAACGCGCTCTGATTTACCACCTTAACGATTTACTGCACGTCAATGATGACTTTCTCGACCCTGATGATGCTGACGCAGTGTTAAGTGAAGTCAGCGCCCAGCTACCTGAAGACGACTTCTTAGGCCACGCCATCGACATCGCCCAAAGCATCGCTGACGGCAAAATGCTTAAGAAAGGTCTACAAGCCGAAGGCCAACGCTTAGCAAACTTGCTCGAAGCCATCCAGGACGAGCAGCGTAACGCTACTGACTACGCGAACCATGAAATTTTGAAGTTAACCCAACCCACAGCCGCAAACGTAACCCAATAAGGATAAACATTATGAGTATTGAAAGTGGAATTACCAAAATAGCTGAAGCGCTTGGCGCATTGGCACAATCAGGCAACGCTATAGCAGAAAGCATCAACCGCTACTGCGATATGGCCCAAGCCGAAGCGGTCAGCACTGGCGACGATGTTGAGCTGAAAGAAGTGATCAACAAAGCGGTTGCAGAGTTTGAAGCGGAACACGATGAGCATAAGGCAAAAGCGGAGCAAAGCGACTCGCAAGCCGCCGAAGACACTGCCGCTGGAGAAGCCGAAGCTGTCGAAGAAACGGCAGATGCTGAAAGCGATGGGCCGGTAACTTTTGAAGAAGCCAAGACCATCGTTATCGATACGGTCAAAGCCAAAGGCAAAGATAAAGTATCGGCAATCTTTGAGCAGATGGGCGCCAAGAAACTGCCCGACCTTGAACCTGAACAGTACGGCGAGCTTGTCGCACTGTGTAAAGCGGCATAAGGAGCGAACCATGTCACACGCCAAACTAAGCCCATCATCGAGTGGACGGTGGCTCACCTGCCCCGCTTCACCCTTGATGGAAGACGGCAAACCGGATAGCAGTAGTAGCTTTGCCGCAGAAGGTACAGCCGCCCATTTCTTAGGTGAATGTTGTCTATCATCCGGGCGCGACGCTATCAGCTATTTAGGTGAGTTAATCGAAGTTTACGCGAATGGCGATACGCACTTCTTTATAGAGAACGCCAAAGAGCCGCCAAGTGACGCACCCCTTGAGTACCAATTTGACGTTGACCAAGAAATGTGCGACTACGTGCAAACCTACGTTGACCTAGTACGCGACATCGTGCGCGCAACGGGCGGCGAACTGCTTATTGAGCAACGTCTACCACTCACGCCTATCACTGGTGAGGAAGGCGCAGGCGGTACGGCAGACGCAGTAATTCTTACTGACGATGAGATCATCATTGTCGATTTGAAGTACGGCCAAGGCTTAAAGGTGGACGCTGAAGAGAACACGCAGCTCATGATCTATGGCCTCGCCGCTTTAGAAGAGTACAGCCTGATTGGTGACTTCAAGCGCGTTCGATTAATCATCAGCCAACCGCGACTGCATCATGTCAGCGAGTGGACCGCTGATATCGACACGCTTAATGCTTTTGCCAAGCGTGTGACCAATACGGCAAAGCTGATCAATAGCTTAGACGTTACAAGCGACTTAACAGAGCTATTCGCACCTAGCGTGAACGCTTGCCGCTACTGCAAAGCTAACACGGAATGCAAAGCGCTCGCTGAGCACAACATCAAATTAGTCAGTGACGACTTTAGCAGTTTAGACGATGCTTGCGCCTACACCGTAAGCGACGCGAAGTACGACAGCGACACGCTCGCTAAGATTTATGGGCACATCGACTTACTCAAAGACTGGATCAAAGCCGTCGAGACTGGCGTTTACGCCAAGCTGATCAACGGTGAAGCGGTCGGAGATTTGAAACTGGTAGAAGGTCGCGGCGGTGCTCGTAAATGGGCAAACACTACCGAAGCTGAAACCATGCTTAAATCGATGCGCTTAAAGGTCGATGAAATGTACGACAAGAAAATCATTAGCCCCACCACCGCCGAAAAGCTCGCCAAAGCAGGAACACTAGGCGATATGCAGTGGGAGAAATTACAAGCCTTAATAGTAAGACCTGAAGGCAAACCGAGTATTGCCCCAGGTAGCAGCCCAAAACCTGCAATTAACTTAAACCCTGTCGAAGACTTCGACGATATAACCAACGTATAGGACCATAATCATGTCAAAAGTAATCTTACAAAACGTTCGCCTTGCCTTCCCTAACATCTTCCGTCCGTCTGAGCAGTTCGATAACTTCGGCGCGCAGTTGATCATCGAAAAAGGCAGCGAGAACGAAAAGAAAATCAACGCCGCTATCCTTGAGGCCGCAAAGACCAAGTGGGCGGCCAAAGCTGAAAGTACCATCAAACAGCTAAAAGCCGGTAACAAGATATGCTTTACCGACGGTGATGCAAAAGCCGAGTACGAAGGCTTTGAAGGCAACATGGCACTATCTGCTACCAACCGCCAGCGTCCTACAGTAGTCGGTAAAGACCGCAGCCCGCTGACTGAAGCTGACGGCATTGTTTACGCCGGTTGCTATGTTAATGCTGTTGTCGATGTTTGGCCGCAGGACAACCAGTGGGGCAAACGTATTAACGCCAGTCTTAAAGGCGTCCAGTTCGCAGCAGACGGTGACTCGTTCACTGGCGGCGGCGTAGCGTCTACCGATGACTTTGAAGATTTAAGCGACGGTACTGAAGCCGAAGACTTCGTATAAACCAGTTCAGCAGCAGCACAGGCGTAAGCCTAGAACGCTTTAGAGATATGAGGACTGCTAACTATCTCTCGGCATACCGTAATAGTAAGAGGCAGACAAGCCGAAAGCGAATCCCGTATGCGGGTAAATTCTAAATCCGATTAACTGCCGTAAGCAGTTTTATTTAGTGAGCCAATTGGGTGTTAACCATCACACAGTCGACCAGTTGGCTCAACTAAATAAACCCGAAAAGGAGTAATACCGTGACGCATTTCAGCTTATCCCGAACGGCTAGAAAAGCGAATAAAAAAGCCGCTTACGATATGGCGGTCAAACTTAAAAAAGGCGAAACGTTAAACGTTGACGAGCTTGATAGCTTGCTTTTGTACTTCGCGCCGAGCCTACCGAAAAAAGCAACAAGCGCAATGCAATGGGTCGCCAAAGCCGCTGCGGTAAACGAGGAACGTAAGTACCTGAATTATGTACGTGTCCAAAACGGTACGGCATACGCTTCAGACGGCGGGCGAATGCATATCGCTAAAAGCGACTTGCCGGAAGGCTGGTACTGTCCGCTAACCCTTGCGAGCGTAACGCCTGACCTTAGAGCGCCAGACTATCTACGGGTAACAAAGCGTAGGGCAGACGCTGCAACAACACGCGCTACGCTTGGCGAATTGACCAAAGGCATAGAGGGTAAAAGCCCATATCTATTGCATCCTGTTTTAGATACCGCCGTGAATGAAAACCATCTACTCGACGCGCTCAACACCCAAGCCGATGACGCCGCTTTTGAGTATGAAGAATACAACTCAAGTTATCGAATCCACGGATCACATGAGTTCGGCGATTTCATCGTAATGCCTATGCGAGTAAAACCATGAATACACTATTTTTAGATTTAGAAACATACAGCGAAACGCCAATCAAGCACGGCACGTATGAGTACGCCGCCAACGCCGAGATTATGCTTTTCGCTTACGCTTGGAACGATGAACCCGCAAAAGTTATTGATATGACAAGCGGCAAAGATTACAACATCACCATTAAGGACTTGTTAAGTAGAGCTGACACCATCATCGCACATAACTCAATGTTTGACCGTAACGTGCTAAACGCCAACGGCTTTGTCACTGACCTAAGCAAATGGCGCGACACGATGATCAAAGCGTATAGCCACAGCTTAGTCGGTAGTCTTGGCAACTTATGTACTATTTTAGGCGTCGAAGCTGACCAAGCTAAAGACAAGGACGGTAAAAAGCTCATTCAATTATTTTGTAAGCCTTTAGGTAAGCATAGAAACCTGGACCGCGCCAACCGCGAAACACATCCTGAAGAATGGGCGAAGTTTGTCGAATACGCGCGGCTTGATGTTGAAGCCATGCGCGCAGTAGATAAAGCACTGCCAGATTGGAACATGGCTTGCGAGATACCGCACTGGCACCTTGACCAGATTATCAATGATAGAGGCTTTAAGGTAGACACTGAACTGGTAGACGCCGCACTTATCGCTATTGATATCGAAAAAGAACGCTTAGCGAATGAAGCACAGCTAATGACAGACGGTGCCGTTGAATCAGCGACACAACGCGCGGCGCTACTCGAATTTATCTTGAGCGAATACGGTATCGATTTACCCGATATGCAAAAGTCGACGCTTGAGCGCCGCATCAATGATCCTGACTTACCAAGCGCGGTAAAAGACTTACTCAATAATAGACTACAAGCGAGTACAACCAGTACTAGTAAATACCAAGCGCTTGCACGTTCTACCAATAGCGATGGGCGACTTCGCGGCACATTGCAATTCGCCGGAGCCGCACGCACAGGGCGCTGGGCAGGTCGTACATTCCAACCGCAAAACCTACCACGTCCAAGTATGAGCGACGCGGCTATCAATGCCGGTATTGAAGCGCTCAAAGCAGACTGTGCAGAGTTTATCACCGATAACATCATGGAGCTGACAAGCTCAGCGCTACGCGGCTGCATCATCGCGCCTAAAGGCAAAAAGCTAGTCGTCAGCGATTTATCGAATATTGAGGGGCGCGCCCAAGCATGGCTGGCCGGTGAAACATGGAAGCTAAAAGCCTTCGCCGATTTTGACAAAGGGCAAGGTTACGATCTTTATAAGTTAGCGTATGCCAAATCCTTTGGCGTATCTCCTAAAGCAGTCACTAAAGACCAACGCCAAATCGGTAAGGTGCAGGAATTGGCACTTGGTTACGGCGGCGGCGTAGGTGCTTTTACTACGTTCGCAACCGCTTACGGTATAGACCTTGACCAACTCGCAGACGATGCTTGGGACACACTACCCGCGCAAGAAGTCGAAGCGTCACGCTCATGGCTTAATGTCCGTAAAAAGGACAAAGAGTACGAGCACACCATGAGCGATAAAGCCTTTATCACTTGTGACACGCTTAAACGTATGTGGCGCAAAGCCCACAGCAACGTGGCCCAACTATGGTACGACCTAGAGAACGCTTGCCGCAATGCGATTAACGCAGAAGGTCAAACGTTCCGAGCGGGTAAATTAGCCGTACGTCGTGACGGCACATGGTTACGCATACGACTGCCAAGCGGTCGCTATCTATGTTACCCAAATATCCGCATCAAAGACGACACCATTCAGTACCAAGGTATGAACCAATACACTCGCAAATGGCAATATCTCAGCACTTACAGCGGTAAGCTCTTTGAGAATATCTGCCAAGCCATGAGCCGCGATATCTTAGCGCACAACATGCACACCATCGACAAAGCCGGTTATAAGATTGTTTTAACCGTGCACGATGAGGTGATATGTGAAGCGCCTGATACTGACGACTTTAATCACGAACACCTAAGCGAACTACTGGCGGCTAACCCACCGTGGGCAAAAGACATACCACTTGCCGCAGGTGGTTTTGAAGACTACCGATATAAAAAGGATTGATTATGAATGATTTTGACTGTGAAGAGCTAATCAGATTTTCACTAAAGCTCGATGATGAAGCCGACATTGAAGATACTGTGTTTGAAAAATATGGCGTTGATTTTGAAACTTACTTTGACATTGTGAGCGATTTGGCGCCATACGCCCACTTAGTACAAAGCCCTTTAACCGGCAAAAAATACGTTGGTTTTGCCGACCATGCGAAAGGGTTTTTGATTACTAAGATGGCTTATAGCGAGGTTAACGCGTGACCACTGAAAAAGACATTGAGCAATATCTTGTCAAGCAAGCGCAAAAAGGTACGGACTGGCAGATACGCAAAGCGCAATGGGTAGGACACAACCACTGCCCTGACCGCTTAATCATGACGCCCGATATCACTGTTTGGGTAGAAGTCAAAGCACCTGGCAAAGGGCCAAGAGCCGGACAAGAACGCGAACATACTCGAATGCGCCGCGCTGGACAAATTGTTGTCAGCGTCAGCACCAAAGGCGAAGTCGACCAACTTATAAGCGAGATAAAAGATGCGAAAGGATTACATACCACGCCCTTATCAGCAAATAGCGCTTGACCATATCCTAAGCACCAAGCGTAACGCGCTCTGGGCTTCCATGGGTATGGGGAAAAGTGTTACATGCTTAACCGCCATCAACAATCTACAACTGGTAGAGCCGGAGCCAGTTTTAGTATTGGCACCAAAGCGAGTCGCTGCGACCACATGGCCAGATGAAGCGGCTAAATGGTCCCACCTGCAAGGCTTAGATGTTACGCCGATACTAGGTAGCGCCGCAGAGCGCAAAGCCGCTTTAAAAACCGACAGCGCAGTTTATACGATGAACTATGAGAACATCCCGTGGCTCATTGAGCACTACGGTAAAAAATGGCCTTTTAAAACTATCATCGCAGACGAGTCCACACGTTTAAAGTCATACCGCTCACGCGGCGGCTCAAAACGTGCCAGGGCATTAGCAAAGATTAGCCATAGTCACGTTGACCGCTTTATTGAGCTGACCGGCACGCCAAGCCCCAACGGTTTAATCGATTTATGGGGCCAAGCATACTTCTTAGATGGCGGCGAACGCTTAGGCTACTCATTCACCGCTTTTAAAAGCCGATGGTTTAAGAGTATTCAAGTCGGCGCCCAGCGCTTTGCCGTACGCTTAGAGCCACATGACTTCGCGCAAGAGCAAATACAAGAGCGCCTAAACGATATCTGCTTAACGCTAGATGCACACGACTACTTCGATATCGCGAAGCCTATCGTCACAGACGTTTACGTCGAGCTGCCAAGCAAGGCGCGAACGCTGTACGACAAGATGCAAAAAGAGATGTTCTTTGAGCTTGGTAACGTTGAAGTTGAAGCGATGAACGCGGCATCTAAAACCATCAAGTGCCTGCAGTTGGCAAACGGTGCGATTTATACCGAAGGCGGCAACTGGCAACCCCTGCACGATGCGAAGCTACAAGCAGTCGAGTCGATAGTAGAAGAGTCCGCAGGAATGCCGATACTTGTCGCTTACCACTTCAAAAGTGACTTGGCACGACTGCAAGCCGCTTTTAAGCAAGGCAAAGTTTTGGACAGTGATCCGCAAACGATACGCGATTGGAACGCGGGCAAAATCCCGATACTTTTCGCCCACCCTGCTAGCGCCGGACACGGGCTAAACCTTCAAGACGGCGGCAACATCCTAGTCGTTTTCGGCCACTGGTGGAACTTAGAAGAGTATCAGCAGATTGTTGAGCGTATCGGCCCCACGCGCCAAGCGCAAGCCGGACACAAACGTCCCGTCTTTATTTATCACATCATCGCCAAAGATACGGTCGATGAATTAATCATGGAGCGCCGCGACACCAAGCGCAGCGTTCAAGACATTTTACTTAACGCAATGAAAAGGAAATAGCCATGAGCATGTTAGAACAGTTAAATAGATCACTATCACTGCAGCTTGCCAATGTTATGGAGTCGGACGGCGAAGAGCTTGAGGAAGAGATCAAACGAAGTAAAGCCGTCACCGATCTATCTAAGCAGATTTTAGACGGCCACCGAATTGTACTAGACGCGACCAAGTTCGCTTTTGAGAAAATGCAGCGCGATGTAAACATTGATGAGTCACTGCTCAGCGTCGGGTATAGAGGTTTGGAGGGGCCTAAAGATGGCTAAGTATCACAAGTACACGGCAGAGCATCACGCTTTCATCGTCAAGCATCAAGCGGATATACCGCGTAAAGAGTTGGCTGAGCGGTTTAACGCTAAGTTTGGCGCCAACGCTACTACGCAGATGATGAACGCGTACTGCCGTAATCGCAAACTTAAAAGCAACAGCACCGGGCGCTTCGATATTGGCGGCTTTCGCCGAGAGAATACGCATAGATATACGCAGGAGCAACGCGATTTCATCGTTAAGCATTAAGCGTTTATCACGCGTAAAGAACTAGCAAAACGGTTTAATGCACGCTTTGGTACGGCGTTGACTAAAAACCAAATGGTGTGGTACTGCCATACGCACAAACTACGGCGGTACAACAACACCAACCCTGGCAGCTACGTGCCGATAGGCTCCATACATAAAGGTGGAAAAAGGCAACTGCACATAAAAGTTTGCGAAAACGGTTGGATGCCGCTACACCGCTATAACTACATAAAAGCGTACGGACCCATCCCGGACGACCACACGATACGGTTTATAGACGGCGATAGCTTTAACTGCGAACCTGAAAACCTTTTAGCCGTACCGCGATCCGCGCAAGGCGCTATCAATTCGACTAAAACGTACAAAACAGATAACGCAGAGCTTAACAAAGCGACCATGTTAACGGCAGCGCTGAACACCGTAACTGCCCGCAAAAGCGAAGGACTTTAACCATGGCAAAACCTAAAAACCGCGACAAGCGCAAGAAACTAGCCCAGCGTAAGCGCAACCAAGTCCGCCAACAAAAGCGTGATAACGGTGAGTTTGTAAAATCATTTACCGGTTATATGCAGCTATCGTTTAAACGTGAAACTGATGACGAAACGATACGCAAGAACGTGATCCGCTGCGACGACTGGCTAAAGAATAGCTATCAGATATTTAAGAACCCGCGCCGCTACTTGGTAGGCGTCAAGCTCTTTAAGTTTGATAAAAGCATTGAACCTGCTGAGCTTGAGTGGGCCACAGAAACTGAAATAGCAAAAGAGAATATCGTTGATCTAGCCGCAAGAATGGCAGATGAAATGGCAAACGGCCACGACGATGTTGACTTTGATAATTCATTTATACGCATTTATGCGTAGGAGGTTTTATGACTGAAGATCATATAAAAGATGTATTGCTAGCAGGCGGTAATTTTAAACTCAAAGAGCAGCCAGACGGTACGATGGATTTGAACCCTTATGTCTGCCCTGATGTCGCTAGAGTCGTACTTATCAAGCTAGGGCAAATTATGGCTGATATGAGCGACTTGATAGACAGTAAAGATACGCTAGAGAGTCAGTCGATGCTTGATAGATGCGAGGATATTATCGAGCGGCATATTGAGCAATTACGGGAGATAAAATCTAATGGCCACAATTGAAACTGATATCGATATTGATGCGCTACCTAATTTTATTGATAGAAATATCCTAGATAAAAAGATGACAGCAGGTGGAATGGCTAAAATATTCCGAATAGGTGATATGCACGTTACTTCATATATTCAAAGTTTGAAAGCAAAGGAACATCCAATCAACTTTGAAGTAGTTGAGCATAATGGTGGCCGTGGGTACAAACATTTATACCTGGTTAGAGACGTGATCCAAAATGCAATAAGTAGCAATTTGGAAATCAAGACACCTCATGTCATAGAACAAGCTGAATACCGCCAAATGCTAAGTCAACAACATGCTTCCCTATTAACCGATATAGCAAACCTGCAGGAAGTTAAAGATCAACTGGTGAGCGAAGTTGATATGTTGATGGGGGATTTAACTGATATAGCACCCATTCTTGAACAGACTAAATTCAACCTACTGCCAAAATCAGCAATTGTAGAAAAGTCCAAAACCTATGGCGATGCTTGCGGTGTTTACTTTTTGATAAAGGAAGATGAGATCGTTTATATAGGTCAGAGCATAAATATAGCCAGTCGCGTAGCTAGTCATAAAGATAAAGACTTCGACAGCATGAGCTTTGTCGCATGCCAGAAAGAAGAGTTAGACATATTGGAGTCACTATACATCTTAGCTTATCAGCCAGCACTAAATGGCAGTAGCGCTGTAGGTCCAACAGGGGGTACTAGACCTGCCATGCCCATAACACTTAACAAGATAATTAAAATGTTTCACAAAGGAGGCCTATCAAAATGACTAACTTCAGCACAGAGCAAATGCTCATTATGCGGTATGGTTTTACACCACTCATACCGCTAGAAAAGGTGGCAAGCGATTACCTACCACCATTGACAAAGACGGAGCTACACCGCAAAGCTAAACACGGTCAGCTAGGCTTTTCGGTAGTCAATAACGGATCTGAGAGTAAACCTGCTTACTACGCGCCACTGGCATCATTAGCAGCATGGATTGACCACGAAATAAGCGAAGCTAATAGCGACCATCTTGCCATGCAAGCATAG